CTCTTTATAGAGTTATTCGTGATGGTGACGTAGTTCTAGTAGATTAAGCCTAAACCAGAACCCTTAAACCTTAAACTTAAAAAACGAAAACAAATTATTAATTACAAAAAACAAAATTATGAATTATTTATTATTTGCAGAATCTGATGTTGAAACCTCTAATGAGGCATTATTAGTTCCTGCTAGCAGTTATTTAGGCTGCGATCCAGCTTCTGGTGGAATAACTTTATTCTTTGCAGATGTAGAAGGGGCTCAAACTAGAGAATCAGTTACTCTTAGTTGTACTAATGGAAATCAAAAAGCTGTTCTTGATGCTTTTGTAGCTATTATGAATAGTAGACCACATAGCGGTGGCTATATAGTAGTTGCAGACGCTGATGTCGCAAATCCAGGTTCTGGAGCTACTAGAACAGCAACGTACCACGCGGAGTTCAAAGGTTTAGTAACTGGATGTACTATAGCTTAATTATTAACTTATAAAAAATAAAAGAAAATGAGATATTTATATTTTGCAGAAGGCGGAGGTGCTGATGCAACAACAGAAGCAGCTATGTACCCAGTATCTAGCTTTTTAGGATGCGAGCCACAAACTGCAACAACAACTAGAATTTACTTTAAAAGTCCAATTAACGACTTTGACGAGTCTGCAATGGTAGCTGATTATATTGAGGTTACTCATGCTGACACTCATGACGCAGCAGCTGGTCATAGATTTAGAGTTATAGCTCAAGCTATGGCTGAAGCTTGTAATAATCATCCTCACTCTGATGGAAAAAGTATTTCTATCATAGATGTTGACAATGGCGTTTATTATGGTGGTATTGCTGATATTATTGGTGATGCTTCATTTGGAATAACAGTAAATCTTGATTCATAGTAATTGAGACTAACTGCGCAGGATCTGCGTGAAATGAATATCCTTAAGTATTACAGGCTCACTAGAAAGTGGGTCTGTAAAACTTACGGGTTAAAAGATGCAGATTTAGAATTATTAATTTATTTAGATTGTAAAGGAAGATTTACACGAAACGATTTTATCAACGGAGTTTACACATATTCGTGGGATAAAGCAAGATGGGAGAGACTAAGAGATGAAGGTTGGATCGATGTATGGAGACATAGAAACAGAACAACTATAATGTACTCTGTATTTAAAACCTCGTGGAAATGCTCTCAAATGATCAGTAGGATATATAGAATCCTATTAGGTGAGGAAGACTTACCCACTTCAGAACGAAGTGTATTTTATAAAAATAAATCATATACAGATAAAGTTTATAATAAAGCTATAGATGATATGATAAAAGATAAAACAAGATAATATGGTATTTAAAATGAAAGGACCTTCTTTGTATAAAAAACCTGTTGGACCAAGAGCAACAAAGAAAAAAGTAAAACAAGAACCTGGCGGAGTTGAACTTGACCCTGGTTTTGAAGATCCTATAAAAATACAAAAACTTCAAAGAGAAGGATTAATACCAGGTTCTCAAAAATTTGCAAAAAAGAAATAACATGGGATTTAAACTAGGATCAGAAAGAGGTAATCACGCTGTAAACGGAGAGCTTAAAACAAAGTTAAATTTTGTTAGAAAGTATCAAGATAGCGCTTCTGTACCTGGGGTTCCTATTATAAGAAAAAAACTAGATGAAGGTATTATGGGTGAAGCTAATATGGATGGTAGTATATTTATTAGTAAAGACGTAATACCAGGTAGCGCACAAGAAAGAGAAGTGCTTAACCATGAAATGAGGCACGCTACAGACATGAGAATTGGAAAACTTAAATATAGTGATGATGAAATAAATTACAACGGTATGACATTTCCAAGAAAAACAATAGAAGGCAAGGATATGATACACTATGATGGTAAGTGGGTCGAAGCTGGAAGCACGAAGTTCCCTTGGGAACTAGATGCAAATAACGGTAATAAATAACAATTAAAACAAAGAGAATAACATGGCAACATTAACACCAACGTTAACATTAGCGTCTTCAGATATGAATGGAGATGTATTAAACCTTTCCGTGACAGATTCACTATCTATTCTTGGTCAGGTAACAACAAAACAAGTAGTAGCAACAACATCAGGAGTTGTATTTGCAGCTGCGGCAGGATATACTAAATCTTATGTATATTTAAAAAATCTTAGTACAACCGCTGCTGAGATTATGACAATAGAAAAAGCAGATGGCGGTGATGAGTATATGACTTTAGGAGCAGGAGAGTTTGCATTTTTTCCTTGGGCTTCAGTAGTTGATCTAGCTGTAGACGCAGCTCAAGGATCACCTGTATTAGAAGTTAGAATATATCAGGAATCAGCAGCTTAGTAATAATAAATAAATAAATAAATAAATAAATATGGCAACATTAACACCAACACTTACGCTTGCTAGTTCTGATGTGTTTGCTGACCAGCCTTTAGCGCTAACAGTAACAGATAGTTTAACAGTGCAAGCACCAATGACAGATATTTCTAGAATGAATACCAATGACGATATTGGTAATGGAGCTGGAGTAATTATAGATGAACTAGATACTAACAACTATTACGTTTACTTAAAACATACGGGTATATTATCATCAGATGGTACAACAGCGGCAAACGCAACAGCTGATTTTATAACAGTAGGTAACGAAGATGGAGATGCTCCTTCTAAGTTAATAATATTATATCCAGGTGAATTTGCATTTTTTCCAATTCAAGGAAACAATGACACAAGTGATGATGGTGCAGAAGTAGGTGGTTTAAAACTATTTGCAGCATCGGCAGACGTACAAGTAAATTACGCATTCTTTAAAAGATCTTAATTATGGCATTTAAAATGAAAGGACATACCTTACCGGGTATAAAACAAAGACCTTCTGCTAAAAAAGCAGATGGTAGAGCTGGGTCTTCTGCTTTTCAAAAGAAAGAAGATAGACCAGATCCAACTTATGAAGGAACTGACGAGTATAGAAAAGAACAAGACATACCTGAATCAGAGTTTGAAAAAAGAGGTTTAAAAAAACCTAAACCTAAAGGTGTAGATTTAAGAAAACAAAGAGGTTTTGGACCTAGAGCTGCTAAAGGCAAAGATGACCAAAGTAGAGAGTTAGCTAAGTCTAGATATGAAATGGGTATGTATAAAAATGACCCAACTAAAAAATCATAAATTATGTTAGATAAATTATTCGCAGGAGGCGCTGCTGACCTTGTTAAAAACGTTGGTGGTGTTATAGATAACTTACATACGTCAAAGGAAGAAAAGCTTGAAGCTGAGCAAAAGATTAAAAACATGATTATGGGTTACGAAGCTGAAATGCAAAAGCAAGTAACTGAAAGATGGAAAATGGATATGCAGTCTGATTCTTGGCTTAGTAAGAATATAAGACCGTTAGTATTAATATTTCTAGTAGTATGTACTATGCTTTTAATATTTGTTGATGCTGGCGTAATAAAATTTGAAGTAAAAGACACTTGGGTAGATCTTTTGCAATTAGTATTAATAACTGTGATCGGTGCTTATTTCGGTGGTAGATCACTAGAAAAAGTAAAAAAATAAAATTATGGGAATAAATTCAACAGAAGTAAGTTATAACTTCGGGCAATTAGGATCTATGTTTATAAGTGGTAGTGTTACTGCAAAACCACCAACAGGTATGGTGTTTGTTGCTATTACTTTTCTTACGGACACATCGTTTGACACCACAGATGGTTTAGTAGCTGATAACGATAGTGATAACGGTTTAGAGTATATAGGAAGTGTGTTCGCTAGAGATACCGATGGAAGTGTAGATGATGCCGCTCACGACGAAGCAACGCCTACGGCTACTCTTGGTCAGGGAGGTGTCGCAGTAGAAATCACACACGTGTTTCCAAAAGGTGTTACTATTTATGGTAGATGGACTGAAATAGATTTAAACAGCACTTCTACTTTAATTGCATATTTAGGGCGATAATGTTAGGATTAGCAAATACGCTTTCAACTGCATCTATTCATGAGCAACAGTATTCTATAGAGTTTGATGGGGCTGGTGATTTTATTGATACTAAATCATCTTTTCAAAGCATTTTTCGAGGTGATTTTTCTATTAGTTTTTGGATGAAGCCTGATGATGGTCGACCTGGATCTAGAAAAGTTATGGTTGGATCAGCAGATGGTACTGAAAATATAGTAAGAATAGGTTTAGAAGGTGGATCAACAAATGGTGGAAAGATATCTATTAGATTTAAAGCTAATAATGATTTATCTACATATACTACCAACGCAGCTGTATTTGATGATGGTGCAGTCGATTGGAAACATATAATTATTACTGTTGATAAAGTTAGTAGTGGTAACACAGCGTTTAAAATATACGTAAATGGTGATGATACTGCTAGTACTTTAACAAACACAATAACTGATACAAACCATGGGAATTTTACATCAAGTAAAAATCTTTATATAGGAGCATTTAATAATGATGGTTCTGTTGCAAATGCATTTGCTGGTAAAATGAAAGATATAGCTATATGGGATGAGGTTTTAGATGATGATGCTGCAGAAGTGGTATATAACTTTGGCAAAACACTTGATTTAAATTTTGATAGAAAAAAGATCGGTGGATATGATGGCTACGATAATAGTTCTGATTTAGTAGCGTATTGGAAAACTGGTAATGGACCTTTTGATGACAAGGCACACGGAGTAATTCATGATGCGCATAATCCTGGGTTTGGAAGTGAGTTAGTAACAAAAGGTTCTTTTAGCGGAATAACTCAAGCTGAAAATACAACTGGTTCTGATTGGACTACAGAGCACAACTGGTCAATAGCTAATGGCGTAGCAACATGTGATAGTGTGCAAGCTGGAAATAAGCATATAAAACAAGACATAGGAGCTACAAGCGGTAAAATTTACAGAATAAGTTTTGAGGTAACAGCTAGAACCGCTGGAAGAGTAGCAGTAAGACTTGGTGGTATGCCTAATGTTAGTGAAATAACAGCTGAAGCGGCAGGTCTTTATGTAGGTTATATTATAGCTAATTCAAGCGCTAATGGTGATATTTTAATAGAAGATGATGATGCAAGTTTTGTAGGATCAATAACTAAAATATCAGCGGTGCAACTAAACGGTATTCCAGTGGTCACAAGTGGTGATACTGTATTTAGCGCAAACACGCCAGACGATTAAAATAAAAAAATGACATATAATAATTATACATACGTAATATTAGACACAACAGAAATAACAGATGAATTTTCTACTATAGACTTTTCAAAATTATCAAATCGTAATTCATCTATGTTGAGGTACTCTTTAGATAAAACTAAAGCATTAATAAAATACAATGGAGACCAACCATCTTTTTTAAATGGTAAAACAACTTATACTCATGAAGAAATTAAAGCTGAGATGCTTAAATCTGATTGGCATAGTGAAGAATAAAATAAATTAACTTAAATTAAATAAAATGGCAAAAAACAAAAAGGATGAGATAGTAGATCTCAAGCCTGAAAAAATCAATAAAGAGCATTTAACAGAAATGCAAACACTTGTTAGTAGAACAAATGAAATAACAATGCAATTAGGTAGGTTTGAAGCATCTAAGCATACATTGTTGCATCACTTAGCAGGTGTAAATGACGAGTTAGTTTTGTTAAAATCAAAACTAGAAAAAGAATACGGTACTGACGACGTTAATATAATGGACGGTACTATAAATTACAATGAAAATGGCGAAGTTAATAAGAAAGATTAGTGTAGGTAAAGACTACAAAAACGACGCTATGCATTATTCTGTAGGTCAAGAAGTTTATGGTGGTCATACTATTTGCGATATATTAGAAGAAAAAGATAAGTATTCTATTTACATTAAAAAAAATAAAGACGTACTGCCTTGGAAAGACTTTAATAAAAACATGGCGGTGTCTGTAGAATATAATTTAGAATACTAATGAAAAGTGTTTACAACTTTGTTGTAAAACCAAAAGGTAGTAGATATAATAATATTAAAAAATTAGGTGATTCAGAGCTAATATTGAACACTGATATATATAGACACGAATTTACAAATAGAGAGGCTATTGTTATATCAACACCAATGATTGGTGATACAAATATAAAGCCAGGCGATACAGTTATAGTACATCACAACGTTTTTAGACGCTGGCATAATGTAAAAGGTATTGAAAAAAATAGTAAAAGTTATTTTAATGAAAATACCTATCTAATAAATAAAGATCAAATATTTTTATATAAAACAAAAGATAAATGGATAGCTCCTAAAGGTTATTGTTTTGTTAAACCTTTAAAAGCTATAGATAAATTTAATGTTGAATGTGAAAAGCCTTTACAAGGTATTGTAAAATACTCAGATGGAACTGTAAATGTAAATGATCTTGTGGGTTTTAGACCAAGCAGTCAATATGAGTTTATAGTTGATGGCGAAAGACTATATCGAGTTTTATCAAATTTTATTACAATTAAATATGAATATCAAGGAAACGAAGAAGAGTATAATCCAAGCTGGACGTAAAGCAGTTAATGAGCTAATTAAAGTAGCTGAAGAAAAGATTATTACAAATACAGAAGATGATGTTTCAGCTGATAGATTAAAAAATGCAGCAGCTACAAAGAAGCTAGCTATATTCGATGCATTTGAAATATTAAATAGAATCCAAGAAGAAGAAAACTTATTAGAAGGTAAAACACCTGAAGAAACAGAAAAGAAAGTTTTCAAAGGATTCGCGGAAGGAAGATCTAAATGATGTACGAGCAAAACTTAGTTAAAACAATAGAACCTATTAAAAGAACAACTATTAGTAGGCTTAATAAATCTAAAAAATGGAAATATGGATATAATAAAGAAAATGACATCGTGGTTATCTCTAAAACTGGAAAAATTGGGGAAATACTTGAGATCCAAGGTTTGCGCATTGCTTTGCCAATGTTGCCAGTGCACGTGCACAAAAACAAATTAAATAAGTGGCAAAAAATAGAATATCCAAAAGAATTAAGTAGATTAAAAAACATATTTGATTGGAAATCATATCCAGAAGATCAAAAAGAAAAATGGTATGATTACATAGACGAGGAGTTTAAACGAAGAGAAGAAGGTTTTTGGTTTTACAATAATAATAAACCAACATATATAACAGGTGCACACTACATGTATTTACAATGGAGTAAAATAGACGTAGGCGCACCTGACTTTAGAGAAGCAAACAGACTGTTTTATATATTTTGGGAAGCCTGCAAAGCTGATAAAAGATGTTACGGTATGTGTTACCTAAAGAACAGGCGATCAGGCTTTTCGTTTATGTCATCTGCAGAAACAGTTAATTTAGCTACTATTTCAAGTGATAGTAGATATGGGATATTATCTAAAACAGGTGCTGATGCTAAAAAAATGTTTACTGATAAAGTAGTACCAATTAGTATTAATTATCCTTTTTTCTTTAAACCAATACAAGATGGTATGGATAGGCCAAAATCAGAATTAGCTTATAGAGTGCCAGCTAGTAAGTTTACAAGAAAAAAAATAACAGCTAACGAACAGTTGGAAGATATACAAGGGCTAGATACTACTATTGATTGGAAAAACACAGGTGATAATAGTTATGACGGTGAAAAGCTAGCTTTACTTGTACACGATGAAAGTGGTAAATGGGAAAGACCTGATAATATATTAAATAACTGGCGGGTTACAAAAACTTGTTTAAGATTAGGTAGTAGAATTATAGGAAAGTGTATGATGGGATCAACGTCTAACGCACTAGACAAAGGAGGCGATAACTTTAAAAAACTTTACAATGCAAGTGATGTCACAAAGCGAAATAGAAATGGTCAGACAAAATCTGGTTTATACTCTTTGTTTATCCCAATGGAATGGAACTACGAA